CGTCAACCGATTTGTAGCTTTTGAACTCTCTCTTATCGAACTTCTCTGGCAGTATCTTGAACCACGCCTCTTTCTGGCAGTTACCGCACTTCTCTACGTTCTGGCAGTCGGGGTTCATGCTCACACCGCAAGGAGAATATTCCAATAATTCCCATTCCTTAAGATCTCTTATCTCATTGCCGTTCTTATCTTTTAAGAATTCCCATTTGATCGGGATATACCCGATGCTCCAATTTACGAGATATCCTTTTTTGGCCATGTCATATAGGCGTCTTCCCGTGTTGTCTGGAGGGTTCAAAGAACTTCCGTCGTAGAACTGAGTTTCCGCCATGATGCCAGGGATGCCCTTGAAATCTTCTTTCCATATTTTTATTGGTTTGGCGATTGGTATCTGGCCTACGGAAGTATACCCGTGCGCAAGCAAGACAACGACTCTACCCTTTATTTTCATCCCTGAAGCCCGAACTATATCACCTCCGCGGTCCAAATTTTCTGTACTTATAAAATGTGTAAGCGTTAATTTTTCATCTTCAAAGCTTTTGATTTCTGCACTAAAGATTTTATGTTGAATATCCATAACTTTCCTCCTTAAAATGCTAATGCAGGTTGAAAGGGTTTTATTAGTGTCTTCCACTTAGATAAATTTTCATGTTTCCAAAGTGGCCTCAAGTTTTTAAGTGCAAAACATCTTTTGAAATCTATATGTTCTGGTTTGCTAAAATTGAAAGCGGAAACTGGAATTTCATGATCGATATGCCATTGTCCATAGTTTTCCCATGTCATTCCTGACTCAAATTGTTTTTCGAGATGCTTCCTGAGTTCATCTAAGGTATACCCTACGAGCGATTCCCAATGATACCCTTTTTTGTTCCCTTTAAGAGCCAAACCGATCTGTCTCGAGATATTATTGCGTAATCTAATCTTAGGAATTCCATGATAAGCCTTCCACTTTTCTGGATGAAGCTTATTGTATTTCCTAACGGCTTCTCTTCTTCTCTCAGGATGTTTTCTACCCCATTCTTTTGCCAATTGACTCATCCGTTCAGGATTATCCCTTCTCCATTTAGCATTTTGACACAACGTTTTTGTCATATTTTTTAAATAGTGCCTTTTCCTATATCTGGATTTACATAATCTGCATCCAGGGGCAAGATTGTCCCATCTTTGTTTATCGTGTTGAAAATCTGTAATTGGTTTTATCTCTTTGCATTCCCTGCACTTCTTACACTCAATTCCATTGGTAAAAAAATGCGGTTTTCGCCCTCTTATATGCCCTTTAGCTTTTTCTGAAATTTTTATATTCCTCTGAGCATCTTTGCTTGCATCATATCCATCTGACCATTTACTTAAACATTTTTTGCAAATGCAATAAAATTCATCCTTAGTGTGTCTATCAATTCCGAACATTTCTAACGGCTTCCACCTGTCACATTTTGGGCAGTGTTTCTTTTCAACTCCCTCAATAATCTGATGCTCTATCCTCCTCACTCCTTGACCTCCGCCTCAAACGTCTTATACTCCATCTTCATGGATTTTCCCCCTGTTTATTTTATACACAATTCCGGCCAATTCCACTCACTCGGAAACCATTTATCGCATTTATACTTCTTAAAGAACTTTACCGTATCACCCATCCAACACTTATTCTTCATATTCCTCAAGAAGACCCGATGCATCTCCCACCCCAATGCTGTATTGCAAAACGCATTATGACCCTGCGCTGAGTCCTCTCCCAGATGGATAGCAGTTAAATGAGCGGTTTTAGAAGTTGGTGAATAATATCCATCCCAACAACTTTCTCCAACCCTCATCTCAATATCGCCAGGGAACTCCTTCTGACTATCTGGACAGGTAAGGTCAAATGGGTAGATAAAAACCGTAACCTTTTTAGGATTCACTTTGGCCTTATAAAATTCCTCGAAAGTAAGGAAAATCCTATCAATTTTCTGCCACTCAACCTTATCCCAATCCAATCCCCAGTATTCCTCATACTGAAACACAGCATCTTGGGGATAGACGATATTAATTCCCAAAGGTGTCTTTATGCGGAAGTAATCTGGATCTGCATGAGTAATAATTACTCCGAGCAGAATAGCAAGAATAACTCCTAAATAATACCACTTCTTCATTTCTATCCTCTTATTGCAAACTCACAGTCACTGTAAAACTTGTAGCATTCAAATTAAACCCACTATCCATCGTCCACCCTCCTGTCGGGCCTCCGATTGTAGAAGTAATGGTTACTCCTGTGGCGGAGGGGGTGAGGACGTTTTTCAAAGAAAATGAATCCAACAGTATGGTTCCAGTATTAGTTATTTCATCCCAGTAAACATACATTGTATGATTACCAGTAGCATTCATAACGGTCACATATCCGCTATTTTGAACCCATGAGGCCGTCGTAAGTTTATCCTGTAAAAAATAGTGTTCATTTGGGTTTTTATAAACCGAAACATCTACTTTTTTCCCAGATTGAGTTCCGTTTTTTAAATAACCGGAAAATTGATATAAAGCATACTGAGATAAACTTAGCGATCCTTGAGTAAAGTATTTCTGACCCGACAATATAGCTGTCATTTCCAAACAATTTCCGGCCTCCCCCCCAAGTATTGATGCAATAGTACAATTGGCATTTGGAGTCCAACCTGTAGTATCAGCAAATCCTCCATTTGCTATTAATTCTACCCCACTCAGCGTCTCCCCTGTTCCTGTATTAAAGGGCCAAAAAGTGAGATTCTTACCGCCAGTGTTGAGATTGACCTTTAGACCAATATATTGAGTAAGATCGACGGAGGGATTTGAGACAAAGTAGGCTCCCGTTACGCCAGACAGACCACAGGTGAAGCCGGTCAGAGTTACGCTTCCGCCATATTTCACCTTCTTGATATTCTCGTTTACCTGAAACTGGGTAGAGGTCGCAGTCGTGGCGGCATTGGTGAAGAAGGAAACGGTTTCAGGCTCGATGTGCCGGTAGATTGTAGGTACAGCCCAGACGTTAGAAGCAAGAAGAACGATTAATAGAGCTAATAGACATTTTTTCATACCATACCCTCTTAATGTGTTGGAGTACGCCCAAACTTTAGGTTCCACCCTGTCATAGAGATTCCCTGAGTGTAAGTACCGCTTGTAAGACAATCTAAGACGAACTTTACCTTCTTTCCTGCTGCTGGAGTGTTCGCAATAGTCACAGCGTTCGACAGCGCACTTATAGTCTCATCATATTGAATATGAGATGCAGCCGTAAATGTGCTACTCACCGCAGTACCGAGAGCCTGAGACAGTGAATCCGATGAAGAAAAGGCAACTCCGCTCAACTGACAGATGCTCGTCTGTCCATCAGAAGGAAGAGATGAACTATCAATAAGCCCTACCCAGTTCCAATAGACTGTTCCCCCATCCCAATCGCCAGGAGGCATCCAATCGAATTTAAGCGTCTGCTGAACAGTATGTGAAAAAGTCCGAGCTATGGCAGGCTGAGTATATTCATAAACAACTGTTGAGGCCGTTGACCAAGTATTCGTTGCTGATGAAGTTGCTGTAAATACTGCTGAAGTGGATGACGCTCTAAAGTATATGGTTTCATCCACTGTAGTGACAATAGCGGCGATTGGTGAATTACCGGCAATCCCAGAAGTGGCTGTGAAGACGGGGGCAGTTCCGCTCGATGTGGGGGTAAACTTGAATTGGTAGAGCTTCCCGATTGTGAGGCCGCTAATTGTAAAAGTTATCGAAGGGGTGCCAGATGCCCATACTGCTGATGTCACGTTCGGTGGAGAAGTAACTGTACAGGTAGTCCACGCTGCTCCCCCAACACATTCCAGGGCCAAGTTGCCTGCGAGTGTGCTTCCAACTGTTCCTTGAAATCTTGTCGCAGCCGCAGGAGCACCAAGGATGTTGTCTATGCCTGCATCAATAGTGAAAGATTGGTAATCATAAGCAGTGGAAGGGGCACGGGCCGTATCGGTCGGATGAACGTGATCGCTTCTTGCCCATGTCGTCCCAGATCCGTAAGTGGCGCTTCCGTCCATCGAGGGAGTAGTGGTAGAGGCAAGAGGAATCGAAACATCGGTAAGACTCGTACATGCCACTGGAAGGCCATTGGAATCGCTACAAATAGGTTTTGAGGCTGTTACCCAATACCAAGCAGGGATTGTCCCATTCATGCCCATAGAAAAGGCGTTGGTTGTTAAGGGAACTAATCCAACGATATTTGTTCCGTTATAATAAAGTGTATACCCCTTGGCCATTGATATTCCGGCGATATCTCCAAGAAGAGCGGAGGCGGCTTCGTAATCGGTTCCAGCACTGGCTACCGATACCGTTGCCTTTCCGCCTGCAACAGTTATTTTCAAAAGTCCGGAGGTCAGAAATCCGAGATTAACCTCGTTGGAAAGGCCGGATTCGGCTTCTGTCGTCACATAGTGAGCGTCGGCAGGAGCAAGTCCCAATAGGGCCGAATTTAAATAGATCCTTGTCCTATTATTCTTGCTGTCGAAGTCCATGTACCCAACCTCGGTGTTGTCGGCCAGGTATATCTTGCTCGTACCCGTACGGCTGTCATAACTGAAAAAGCCGTAGTAGGTGGTGGCCCCGTGGGCAATCGAAGCAGAGAAGCGATATCCATACATCACCGAAATTGCGAGAATAAATACAAGCAATAATGCCAAAATCATCTTTTTCATAGGTTAATCACCTTTCTCCTTTTCGGAATAATAGAGAGTACATCTGCAATTGATCGATTCTGCTGGGTCAGTCCCCTCAAGCGGCGCATCCATCTCATCATTACCTACCTTGAAGAGCTCATCCATCGGAATTCCATCAGCATATTCTTGATCGGCTGCTTGGTGGGTCGGCCTGACATGCTCGTCCCTTGCCGAAAGCCAGTGCTTTAGAAGCTCATCCTCAAGACCGGTCTGCCGTACTCCTTCGATGTCCGCCTGGTTCATGGCCGCTAACGTCTCTGTTCGTGCAATCATGGAAGCCCTGTACTCCTCCCATGAATCAAACTTCTGCCTCAGAGTCTCGGCTATTTCCGTCACGGGGGACTCGGCGGCAAATCCCTCCTTGAGTATCCTCTCGATCTCGTCGAAGGTTGTTCCCGATACCTGCTCGGAGAACTGTCTCATCCGGCTACCGAGCCACTTTATAGCCCCTGGAGCATTCACATCAAAGGTAGGGTTAACGGCCTTCATGGTCTCCAAAATATCCTTCATCCGGTGCTTGCCGACCTCCTGCATGATGTTTTTCACAATCGGTTCGACCATCTTAACTAGATTCTTCTTCTCCTCGGCCTTGCTTACATTTATATCTCTAATCCCCTTGTGATCCTTTACGGCCTGCTGCACCTTTTGCCTTGACCAGCCGGAGAAATAGGCCAGGATCTTACCTCCATCCTTGTGAAGCCGGTTGATAACGTCCTCCTTCATAGCCGAGAAATACTCCCTCATCGGCATCTCGATCAGGTGCTGGTAGTTGTCTACCCGCTTGACGAAAAGTTTCCAATAGACATCCTTGCGTTCCTCCGTCCAGAAGGAACGGTTCATCAGCTTTAAGAACTTGGCTTCTTTTCCCGCTGGGGGTTGCGGAGATTCCCCGCCCGGCTGCATCAAACCGAATGGAAGCCATGGCTTATCACCCCATGGAACCGGCGGCTCACCATTTATCTCCAATTCCTTGTTGATTGTATGGTATCCAATCCTAAGATTCGTCTCCCGCTCCTTCAACAAAAATTCCCTGTCAGGATAGGACGGCAGGTCAAAGTCGCATGTAATCCCCTCATCATATTGGGGTAGGGCGAAAGTCTCGATGACCTCCTCTATGAGCATACACTTGGGCTTGAGGCACTCATTGATAAAGGTTTGATCCATAACCTCGGCAGTCGCCCGATTATCCTTCTCGTGGAGGCCAATCTTCGATGGGGAAAGATCATATGCCGTGATTAGTTTTTCCCTTACGAATTGTTGCACATCGTTTAGCAGCGACTCCCGGCCAGTCATCGCCATGGCCTTCCCCTGCCTGAGACCCGAATGGAGGATCATCGGAACACCGGCTTGCATCGCGCTTCCGTACTCCTCGATCAACTGCTCGCGTATCTCCCTGAACTGTTCCTTGCCCAATTCGGCGTCAGTCTCAAGGGTGATCCCGGGAATGCCCATGTTTTTGTATAATGCCCTCTGCTGCTGCATCAGAAAGAGGTCGATGTCGTATGGGTAGGTCTGGGCCATTAGTGGTGACATGGCCTGAAAGGGAGAAGCAGGATGGGGATACTTGTAGAGAAGAATCTCATCCGGTTCAAACCTCTGATTGACACTCCCATCCTGATAATCCCAGTATTGGAGCCTTAGCGATGGGGTAACTTTCGGGCGGAGCATCGCAAATTGGGTCAAGGGAAGCGGCCAGATCTCTGAAGGGATACCTATCTTGTTTTTCACCTGAAGCCATCCGCAAAGCCCTCCGAGTTCCAATCGTACCATTGTCTCATACCAAAGCATAAAGCGAGTCATCAGCGAATTGGGATGATGGATCAGGGTAAGGAAGGGGTGGTCGAAAATCTGCTCTTTTTTAAGGCCCATCTCCTTGAGAAAATATTTTCTTTCCCGCTCTGTCTCTATGGATTTGTACTCGGCCCTCCACTGAAGGTTCGTTGTCTTCTTGCCTGTACTTAGATTTCTGTAAATATAGAGATTGAGGGGAACCATCGCCACGGACTTGGCGATTTTATCAATCGCTGTGTATACCCATGACTTATAAGCCTGGACAAGGGCATAGTACGGCTTCTCCGCCGCTATCGCCTGTGGGGCCGTGTAGAAGGAACTGACTATCGGGATCCTTGGCCCTTCCTCTTTCTGCTTGCTCTGTAATGATTCGAAGAATCCCATTGCATCCCTCCCAAAAAAGAAAAGGCCAATCCCGCCGTGATCACGGAATCGGCCTCTTCTGAATATTTGGGAATCGGGTCGCGCTCCCGATTTTGTTCCCTATCTAAAAAAATATTCTTTTCTGATCACTTCACCTTTATCAGTCCCGTCCCCAGCCCGAACAGCCCAAGACCCACCGATATGAAGGCAAAAGACGGGTGAACAAGCCAGAAGCCAACACCTATAAGAACGAGTCCTCCGCCTATCACAATGTCCTTTTTATCAAGTTTCTTTAGCCATTTTATTATCAGGTATCTTCTCCCAGTAAACCGCTATATCCGTTCACAAGATGTATAGGTTTAGCATGGCTATGCTTTTGACAGGTGCAATTCACTTGCAAGTTTCTCCTTCAACTGATTGATGTGGCCGACCACCTCGTCACATATCTCATAGGCCAGCGTGTATCGAAAGGTCCGGAAGAGCTGCTCCGAATTCATTATCGGGCCACTTCCCCGGACAAGCTGCATTTCTTTTATGGGGGTTCTCTTCCGCGCCCGACCCCCATTGTTGCCATGTTTCCGGTTCCCTGAATTCTTTCCTGCGGTTTTTTCCTTTCGATCCTTCCTCATCTTGCTCGCACAGGCCTTACAAAACCTTTCCCAGCCGTCAGAAGTCGAATGATTGTGTGAAAAAAGTTCCTCTGTTAGCAGCATTGGTTCCTTGCATTTGCTGCAAATTTTCGTCTTTTGATCCTCATTCACCTTCGTCTCCCTCCGTTGCTCTGTCGCTTCCAGATCCTCCCTTTCCAATTCCCTTTTGTTCCGCCCTTTCACGTTAGCCCACTTTTTCAATTTGGCCTTTTCTTCCTCTGTAAAATTCTCGTTCCTAATCCGTATAATCGTATTCTTCGCCACCCCGGTTTCCTTGATGATATCCCTGATGGAATGATCTTTTAAGAGGGCCTTTACCATTTCTTCCTTTTCCGGATTTAACCGATTGCTCATAGTTTCCTCTGTCTTCGGTTTTCTCCCGCACATCATGCATTTTTCGCCCCCGAATGGGTTCCACTGGTCCTCAACTATGTTGCCTCCACAAAATTCACATTTCACTCGTTCAGCTCCAGGGACACCAAATCATTCATGATATTTTCCTTAGCTTCCTCACCAGCTTGTTCCCCATTTCTTATAGCTCCCGAAAACAAAAAAGGCGTCCCCTGTATCGCACAAGGGGCGCCTATCAGAAAGAAAGGAGGGTTAGATGAGAGATAGTTCTCAATGAAACAATGTTGAACTCCACAAAAGACATGGTTCGACCTTCATTGGTTCGCATTGCTACACGACACCTCTGGCCGCTCTTCCCGAGGTTCCCCCGGTGGCTTTGATTATGTAATGTTACATGCAGAAAGATTCGGTTGTCAATATGCAATCTTAATCCTAACGAGGGTAAAGTGAGGTAAAGTTGATACTCGTGTCTCTAAATTCATGACTGATACGCCATCTTGTCAAGGCATTCCAGTAAAATCGATTTCCTTATAGCGGGCCGATAAATCTTTTTCACCCATATCCTCCCTACCGGAATATTGGCCCTCTTTATGATCGCCCGGGCCGTTTTCGGGGAAATAATGCCCATAACCTCGCAGATGGGCTTCCATCCAATGAGGTAGCAGTCACCATTATTCTCTTTTTTGTCCTGGGTCATCAATCCCCCCTGTCAAATCTGTCTATGAACCGATCTCGTATATTCCGGGAAGGTTGTTTCTTCTCCTCCGCTTTGGTTTCCCGCTCATAGGATCTTCCCGCAAAACCAAATCCCGGGGTTGCCCTCAGTAAAAGTTCAGTCAGGGCCCAAACTGCGGCATCCATGCGATTCGGAGACGGATCGCCCGGAATCCATAGGCATTGCTCCCGCTCAAGTGCATCGAATTTTCCGACATGATGAACCCTTCCCTTCTCATAGTTGGCCGCTATGGGCTCGGCCCTCGTAAATTTTCCTCTGGATGCATGGACAAGTTTGACGGGAATGGAATGATCGACCTGTTTGATCGTGAGTTCCACCATCTCCCCGCCATTATTTGAATTGCCCGTGATTGTGATCCTCTCATCTTGTCTCATTACCCATGTCTCAAGTTGGGTCGTGGGACACCAAACCTCTTCTGACTTACTCCTTAGTTCTTGAACCTTTTCTATAAGGAGTGTACGTGATCTGTGAAGCCATGTTCGATAACTAATACGATCTTCTCCGTTCCATTTCTTTCTATTAATTCGGCAATGACTCGCAGGGACCCCTTCAAGGAAACAGGCAAGAAGAAACGCATCATTTATTGCTCCTGGATTTTGACTGAACTGTACGCCCCCACATTTCGTAAGCGTGCCTTCGCCGAGAAGCATTCCATAGATAAAGCCAATTCTTTGTTGTCTGCTCATTTGCAAAACCTTACGAACCGCATTGTTACGATCTATCCAATCAGTAAATTTAGCTATAACAATGCCACTACCTATATCCGCTGGAACACATTGAATCATTCTTGCACGCCGCCAACTTCTCAGCATTTCATCAATAGTAAACATGCCTTGAGTTTTCTTACTACATTTCAAACGCTTGCCATACTTGGCTCTTCCCGCACGGCTCTCAATTCTCATCGGCCATTTGTGGTTCCGAGTGCATCGCACATGAAAACTTGAATTGCCATAAGTAATGACTTCATCATAACCAAAATTTAAGGCAATTATTTTAGTCCACTTACATGTGTCCGTGCTTAAATCATAGCCTAATATGTGGTCTCCAACACGAAGATCTACTGGAGGCTTCCATCCTTCCTTTGTTAGGGCCTCACTATCAATGGGTACACACTCAGCAACTATCCGATCCGCCTTGAACTTGTGGAACGCGGTGACCGCCGCAGTCGCCCAAACCAAGGGACTCCCCTGGATACTATCATCCGATAAAACGTACCCGTCCTCCCCTCCCCTTCCTGCCGTTATTATCCCGGCCTCGTCCCCTCCGCTTGTCGTCGAAGGATCAACCCCTACGACTATCCTCGACAATTCAGGGGCCTTAAATACCCGGTTGTGTTCTATATCTTCCTTTTTCCAAAGCGCACCAGGGGCCTGGTCTATATCCTGGGCCATGATCTCTATGTTATAGGCGATAGAAGTCATGTCTTTTGTGATATCCAATAAAGCCTTATTACTCAGGGTTGGATTATCGTGAGAGGTCCAGTGAAACGTGGCCCACCTTCCGGTTTCATCATCTCTGTATTTCTCATACATCTTCGATGCGTGCTGAAGATCCTTGGCTTTGCTCACCGACCGGCTGTGGAGGGATGGCGGCGTGAATAGAAAAATCGCATCCCCATCGTTATCAAGAAGCATCGGTGCACCCACAAACTCCCAGGCATCCTCATTCATCAACTGCCACTCATCGAGGATGAGAAGATCCGAATAGTCTCCACGCAAAGTATCTGCATTCCAGGCAGTCTTTGCCTTAATCCGATATTCCGTCCCAGGGATCTCGATCAAATGGAGTGTCTCGTTCTTGTACAGAACCCCTTGTTCTATTGGCTTCGCAAGGGCCCTTGTGACCGTGGTCCAGAACCTGTCAAGCTGCTCAGTGGTAGGGGCAGCATAAAGAATCCTTCTCTTTTCCCTAAATTTATTCCCCGCTATGATCGAGACAAGGACGGTCTTCCCGCCCCTTCTCCCGACCTTGAAGACATTCCTTTTCTTGAGATGCTCGATGGCAAATGCCTGCTTAGGGAAAGGGACCGGCAGGTCAATCTTAAAGTTGAACGCCCTTTTCCTCTTCAGGTTCAGCCTATCCTCAATGTAGGATAATGTCTGGTCTGATAATTCGTTTCGATCTAAGCCTGTCGACGAATCTTTCTGCCGCATCGGTCTCCCATATATGCCCACAGTTCGGGCACTTCATCTCGGAGTTCACCTCCCTGAGCGTCTCTATGAACGTCTCCCTGAAGGCTTCAACCTCTTCCTTGCTTGCAACAGTCTTCCAGGCTTCAAGGATAAAATCTCTGCATTTCAGTCTCACCTCAATAATCCTTGTCTCAAGGAGCCGGGGATCCATGGTAAAATCGAAGGTCTCAATCTTCTGCTCTCTCTTGATCTTTCTGCCCCGGTTCAATTTCTGTTTTCTTTTCCCTTCCTGGTCGGGCTCCCCTTCCGCTGACTGAGACTCGATCTTTCTCTGCATCGCTATGAAACCTTCTTTGTCTCCCATGTTATATCGGTGTACAGGATCTAAGATCTCCTTTAAATATTTCAGGTCATCCAGATGATCCTGCATCACGTTGAACTGAATCACTCCGTATTCCTTGGCCTTTTCAAGCGCCACAACTCTCGTAGCATATCCCTTGAGCTTTCTGATGGCCTTTGTTATGGCCGGACGTCCGACCCCGAGCCTTCTGGACATCTCTGCCTTGGTGAGCTTCAAATCGGCAAGAATCTGAAGCTGGTCATAGTCTATGTGTTTCCTCATTTGTTTCCTATTGTTTCCTATCATTTCTTTCTATGGAAACATTTCAGCATAATACCACAAATTCCCTAAGTCATTTCACTATCTTGCGCTTTGTTTCCATTGTTCCCTTTATTTCGGGACCAAGCTCTCCAAAAATCCCTGGTCATAATCTCCTGAAGTCCATATTTTCGGATTGCCAGAGCCATCGGCCCTAATCCTTGCATTAAGCACCGATCCGCCATGAATCCTATCGAAGTGGCCTTGCTCCTTTGCTCTTCTGTCGGAGCATGGAATGCAGAATTTCCGGGTTCTTTCCCACACATTCTTGGTGAATGGTCTCCTGCAATCCTTACAGATTGGCATTTTATTGTTCCGTTTCTATAGGGATTGTCTATATCAAATGGTGCTTCTCATTTTCCTCTTTTTATGGATTATCCACATTCCATAGCAAGCCCAAATGATACAGAAAATTCCGAGGATCCACATTTCAATTTCCCCATAAATGTTGACCTTTATTGACTGTAGACTTCAGCCTTTCCAGATTCTCCTTCTCCCTAACCTCCGTAATTCCTCCCAACCTTTCAATCAATTCCCTCACCTTCTTCCAGGAAGGTTCCATTAACGCGTGATTCTTGCTATCCGCGCCAATGCTCACAAACTCAGGCCCGACCAATGAGATCATCCTCACCATCGCTTCCAGGTCAAAGTCCATGATCGGCTCAAGGGACACCATTTTCCTTGCATCCTTGAAAGCCACCATAGCCTGAACCCTACTTTCCACCTTTGGGGCCTTGCTTTGTATCAGCCCCTGCCTGTTCGTCTCTATGGTGGTGCCAAGGATCGTTTTGGGAGGGAATATGAAATTCTTGAATCTTTCAGGATTCTTGGACTGGAAGAGATAGGTGTTATCCGGATATTTCATGCACTGTTCCAGAACCGCATGGATTTGGACATCCGGAACCCACACTCCCCACATGTCGCTGGCCGATCCCACAAAGATCACTCTCCCCTTGCCAAGCCCTCTTTTTACCTCTCTTTCCTCAAACCGGGGCGTCATCTCAAAGAACAGTAGCGATCTCAAATAACAATAACTGCAATCATGGAGGCAACCCTTGATCGGGTTTATGGTGTGGGTGACCCAGGGAAACATATTTCCTTTTTGCTTATTCAAGCCCATCTCATCCCCCTGAAAGGCAACTAATTGCACTTTGCCACATAGTATTATTTTCTTAACTTATCCGTCTTTTCTGTCCAGTAATAATCCCCCCGGGGTTTTCTTGGGGATTCCCTCCGATCGGGTCTTTATCTCATCGAGGCATCCGGGGCATACAGGTTTTTCCACATATCCTGATTGATCCGGGATACGTATCACCTTCAGCACCTTTTCCTCAAACCATTCCTTACAGATGTAGCATTGGTTGATTATCTCTATCATGAAAATTTACAGCAAGGAAACCCACGGCTTTAGCCGTGGGAGGAATTGCTGTCCTCCAAATCAAGCTTCCAATATGAAATACATTTTTCACTTGATTAATATTTATTGACTTTTTACCTACAATAATTCTTGTACCCTTGCAATGAGACCCTTTTGTGCTTTGCCAATTACAACTTATTTTTACTAAATCACAGGGTTGAATAGAATATCTTTTCCTTCTAATAGAGGGAATAAAACCTTTTCTATTGAGTTGTAGACATCTATTATTTTTACGTTTTTGTTGAATATTAAAAATCCTGCATCTTTCTTGATTAGTGCCTTCAGAAATTACAAAAGCATCATTAGAATGAGTTTTTTCAAGATTCAACTCATTTCTTTTAATTTTTGTAACATATCCATAAGTCACTTCAGTAGTAAGAATTTTCTTTAATTCTTCTACCAATTTCCATCTAATTGTAGACATAAAAGTCTCAGCCTTAAACTGTTTACTTTTATTAAACTTTAATCCCTTTTTATGTACTTCTTCATGGCACTTTTCATGCAGCAACACCAAATTGTCAAGTCTATCCGTGCCACCATCTTTTCTTTGAATTATGTGATGAGTCCTAAAAGAAATTCCTTTAGTTGATTCTTTACCACATAATTGACATTTTCCTTGTTCTCTAGCAATTAAATAAGACTTTATATTCTCATAGCCATAAAGATTACCTTGCTGATATTCTTTTCCTGATATTTCTGGATTATTAATCTTTTGAATATCAAAATTTGCTACTTCTACAATAATTTTTGATACAGGAAGTAATTTACATATTTTTCCAATTAATCTAATATGAGAATCAAGTCTATATTGTACAGAGGGAGCTATCCAACCTAGCTTCTTAGTAGCCTTTCTATTCAACCATCTAGGCTCTCTATACCAAAGCTTGTTTCTTCTTCCTCTTCGATACATTCTCTTTTCTGTAAGTTTTTGACTGATATCCTTCCTTAAAACTATATCCATTCTAATTAGCTCTTTCTTTTCTGTCCTAGCAGAAATCCCTACGTTTTCATAGCCAGGATCAATTCCTAAAATAACAGGCTGCTTGTTTTCTCCTGAAGCTATAAGTAATTTAATTGTAAACGGGATTCTTTTAATAATCTTTGCTTTTCCTCCTTTGATTAGGTGTCTTGATTTGGACTGGGTAGTTGGCATTAATGCCTGACCTCTCTGATTTAATACATAAACAATGTTCAGGACTCTCAAGTCTGAACCGTCTTTATGTTGACGAAGATTCCCATCGGGAGTGTTACAAGTCAGTACTTTATTCTCAACACTGAGTTTTTCAACTCTGTTTAATTGAGAATTTACAGAGCAAAGGACTTGGGAAGCATCCTTTGGTGTGTTCTTTAACTTTCCTTGTAACTTCTGCATAAAGTTTCCTTTAAGCTCCCTAATCAACTAGTTTCCCTTGAAAGTCACCTCTCAAGCCCACGACTTTAGTCGTGGGTAATTGACGGACCCACAATGCCGACATCTATATCCGTCCCTTCTGAGGATTTCTTGTGCAAACTCCCGATAGGCATCCCCTTTAAGACGTTCTCGGTGAAGTTTGGGAAAGGATCTTACTTCAGGCATTCCTTTTTATCTCCCCTTTTCTCGATACAATCGCTCCAATATTTCCTCCTGTCTTTCGGTCAGGTCCCCATGCCTGCCGAAAAATGCCTCTATATCCTCTACAAATTTCCCTTCCCAATCTGTCAGGCATTCAAAATCAAGACCACTAATGATCCATTTAAGGCGATCCCTTGTCACTCTTTCGCCCCTAATGCCACCGAATAGCCGCCGGATGAAATCGTCACTGATTCCATACCATCCTTTCCGTCTGGCCTAAGCGCATCTACCGCTTCCTTTAGCTTCAGGTCCATCTGCCGGTTGTCCCATTCGAATGTTATCGAATCGCTAATTTTTTCTTTTATAAAAGAGATTGAGGTCTCACAGATGGGCTTCTCCTTCTTGAACCCGATCTTTGCGGAGAACGATATCGTCAACGGGTCCCCGCCACAATTCGCCCATGCCTCCACGAGATCGTCCACGTTTCTGGTCACCAACTCTTTAATCTTTTCTGGTATCTTATCGAGTGCCGCCTTCATCAAAGTCCTCCTTTCAATTTTCCTAATAAGGTTAACCTTTCATTTTCTATTCCTTTCTTCCAAAATATAAACCCTCCTGGGTCATTCTCTTGGCTGCAATTTCGCAATATTTCTCTTCTATCTCAATGCCGATGGCCCGCCGTCTGAGGTCTTTTGCTGCTCGCAAAGTTGTACCAGAACCCATAAACGGATCGCAGATAAGACTTCCTTTAACACTAAGCATCTCGACTAATCTCTTCATAATATCTAATGGCTTTTCAGCCTCATGTAGATACTGACCAGTTTTGTGTTTAATATTTACGGGCAAAAAAGACCAAACATTTGTAAAATTCACCATCTTTGGTGATCGGTCTCCAACGCAGGGATTTAAAAATCTTTTATGAATTGTTCTGCCTCTTCTTCTTAAACTTGGTTTCCCCGCTAAAAGGTCTTTTATATGACGATCAATTGCTTGGATCGACACAACGTCAAATAAAACCCCTGGGACCTTAACATCTTCATATGGCCCCTTTGTCTGAAAAAATTTCGTTTTACCGCAAGAATGGATACAAATATTTTCATGTCCTCTACACAAACGACCTGATGGGGTTACCGTCCTTTTCACCCAAATAATATGTTCCAGAAATTTCATGCCTTCTTCTTTTGCCGCATCATACCATTCGAAAAGCGTAGGCATCTGACCAAAATAGGAATAGAATCCAACAGTTTTTCTTTTAATTTCCTTAGATATTCCGTGCAGGTCTATTTTTTTATCCCAATCCGCCAATCCAATGTCATAAGGACCATCAGTGATCGTACTGTATATTGACTCAAGATCTGGAAGAAATTCCCGACAATCCCCGTGATAAATGGTAACGTAAGCGTCTTGGTAATAAGGAATCATAAAGTCACCTCATTTTCCCCATGACAAAAGAACTTCTCCCGTTTCTACCTCAACCACACTTCCCAAAAACCTAACATTGAACCCTGATTCGTACCGCCGCAGGATTGCCGCTATCACCTCCCCTTTTGTAAGACTCTCCCATCCGGAAGGATAGGTGGAAAGAAATTCGGGGCATATGCTGTCCGCCAGAACGCTGCTTCTGCTCTTCGATCCGGTAAGTTTCAACCCTATGTCGAGTGCGAGCTCCACTATTTCCCTCTGTTCCTTGAAAAAGCTGAATATCATCTTCTCGGGCAGGATCTCAGCCTCCTTCTCGGTGATTTTGCCTTGGGCTACCCGAACCTTCGCATTTAATGATTGCGCCGTCGCGCCCGGCTTCTTCGCTTCCTTGATCCAGTGATCCACATTCTTTTTGTTGACGATGGGCAAAATCTGCGCCAGCTTCGTCCATCCGATCTGGGCACACTCCTGCTCCGGCACCTCAAGGGCCGTCATTTTGACATAGATATCTCTGAGATAGGTCGCGGTCCGGCCCTTTATCCCAAGAACTTCAAAACAAAACATTTTCCAGTCCTTGTATTTGTTCCTCTCTGGCCCGTATTCCAGGTAATAGCGGTTCTCAAATATCTCGTTCAGCACCTGGCCCATCTCAAGGAATTTCGCCTCAATATCGGTCCTAATCGAAAGGGCCCGCTTAAGAGCCTCTTCAGCCCTACCGGACGGGACCACAAGGGCCTTTTCGTCTTGGGATTCTGAAACGATGTTACTTGAAGGAATTAACCCGGTTCTCGCCGAATTGATCACCTCTACGGGGACCTCTAAAAACTCTTCACAGACCTCTCTTAGCTTACAGCCGTTCACGCACACTTCGACCGCTACCTTCTTTCCATCCCGATCTGGACATACCACATAAGTTGACATTTTCACCTCCGTTTTTCAGTTGCAATTCGATTGCAAGTTATATTTGAGATTTCTCCTTTACTGCCTCTACTTACCCTATGTAGCCTGCACTCTCAAAAATGCTTTTCTTACCCTTTCCAATACCCGAGACCACCCAATGCATTCGAGGATAATCGCACCGTCAACCTCCATGCGATAGGAGTCTATTCGATTTGTTTTGTAGAGATTGATCTCGTACCGAACATATCCGAAATCATAGTCCTCAATTACAATCTGCCTCCGGAGATCCGGTAGATCGCGAGGGTAATCCGGAGTAGGACCTTCCTCGATTTGTCTCAGTCTTGCCTCCCTCATCGCATTATATTTTTTGCTGGCCTTGGTTCGTTTCCTATACATCCCTACCTTGCACGCTCCGCATAATCAATGGTTAGCGAGACTCAATAATCTTTGAGTGTAATATATCTAATCTGTCACAAACTTTATTGTATTCACTCCTGAGTGGCTGGGAATGAGTGTTGTCCCTTATTGCTCTCATTATTTGTAAAATTTTACTTACTTCTTCTGCCCGCGAGTCTATGTCCGTCTGGGGGCAGAGGGCAACTGCGGACAATGGCATCATTGCTATCCAGCTCATAAAGTTTCTCCTTGCAAAGTTCGCTAACAAGTGCATACACTCGGAACGCCGGAACGTTCCGATTTTTCTATTCTAATTCAGCGGCGGCGTCCGGTGATGCTGGTCGTTAAGTGTAAAGGCATAATTGCGCCTGTGCCTGTTCGATTCGTTTGCAAGATGTCTCAAAATGGCTCCTTTCAATTTCAATGCCTGTGAATTTTAATCCAAGTGCAACAGCCGCAACCCCGGTGCTTCCGCTTCCCATGTACGGGTCAATTATCATTTTGGCTTCTTTCGCAAAACCAATGCACCATTTCATCAGTGCAATCGGTTTCTGTGAAGGATGCACTCTAACGATGCCAAATTCATCACCTCCACGGATACATCCGTCTGATATTTGCCTGTGAACTTTTACTTGGTTTATCATGTTCGTCCATGCAATTTCGGCATCAGAATAAGACTTCGGAGCCGCTTGTTCAACAGCTCGCTTCAACCATATCAGCCGCCCCCGGCCTGTCAGTTGTTCCATGTAGTTTTCACCCCAAATCACAGTCGGCAGCCCAAGGGAAAGCAAATGCAATACATCAAACGGTTTGTCGTCTCCCGTTATCTTTGCTCCAGTTGTCCTCTGTGTGAAGTCTATGCCATAGGGCGGGTCTGTTATCAATGCCGCCTGTTCCCTCGAAAGAGAAGGCAGAACTTCAAGCGCGTCTCCACAGTAAAGAATGGCGTTTCCTATTTCAATCTTTTCAAACAAAATATAAAACCTCACTTAACAAAATGAGAATGAAACTGGCTAACAACCGGCTGCACTTGAGCCTGAATAGCTCTTTTAGATTTCATGGTTCCCCCTTACCGGCCAAGTGAGCCAGAACGTTATATGAATCAATGATAATTTCTCTTTTTCAGCCACTTTTCACTATCGGGACATTCACCAGATGCAGCCCTACACTGATGCCAAGCACCTCTAAATTGGCGCAGAAAGGACAAAACCTGAGACTTACGAGGTTCAATCAATTTACGAATCCTCAATGGTTTTCTGATACATTCTTCAATGTCAGGAGTAAACTGCATGAAATTAACTTCCATATAACAATCGGATGCAGTGGATGGCCAAAAGCCACCACTGACCCTTGATGTTATGTTTCAATATTTGGAAATGTATTCTTGATCATCCTTAAAAGTTTTTTTGAACACTCCTCGCAAAAAAATAATTTTGCTGTTCCCATATATTCAGGGACGCTTTTTATTTCAATTCTGCTTTTATATTGGGCGTTTTCGTAATCGCCAAACTCTAATCTACAGCCATCACAGAACCATTTTCTCATGATTATCTCCCTTAAAGTAAATTCTAAACATAACCTGTCACTCAACCGGACGGTCAATGACTGTCACGGGTTAGGCGGAAGTAGCCCGCCGGTTAGTTTTGCGTTATACGTAACTAATATCTTCAATTAATGCTTCTCCTGGATTAAATCCTTCATCAAAATAATTTTTCCACGCCTCTCTATCGAAAACCTCTTCTTTGTTAAAATCATATTCTTCAACAGCAATCCTTTTAAGTTCTAACATCCATTCCTCAAATTCCACGATGATTCTCCTTTCGCATAACCAATCACTCCAGCGGACGCTTAATGCGCCGCTGAGTTCAGTCGTTGGCAGCACATACAGCCCGCAGCAGCACCTCGGCCACTTGCGGGACAATCGCGTTTCCCAATGCCTTCATGCGTCTGTCCAGCCTTTCGGGTATCCCATCAGATGTTCGACGTATTCCACGCTCAATGTCCCACGGTCTTGGCATCCATCCGGCCATGTCCCGTTCTTCGCCATGTGCCACAAAGTCTTGTCCGGCCCCCAGCAACGGGCGTTCGCGTTCTTGTTCGGAGCGGTGTATGCCGCCTGCGGCGTGGGCAACAATCCACACCCTGTCGCGTCTGTGGTCTGTGCCTGTGGCACAAGCCGGAATAATGACAGGTTCCGTTTCGTAACCATGCGCGTCCAAGTCAGAAAGCACTTGCTCGATGCCCATCCAGACGAGACCAAGCACGTTTTCGCAAACAACCCAAGCGGGCCGCGCCTCGTCAATGACTCGGCACATTTCAGGCCAGAGCGCACGCTCGTCGGCGGTTCCGCGCCGCCGTCCGCAAGTGCTGAACGGTTGGCAGGGAAAGCCTCCGGTGAGAAGAGTTGCCCCTGTCCATTCTCGCCCGTCAAAGTCGTGGATGTCCGACACGCACGGGACTTCCGGCCAGTGCTTCCGCAGGACACTCCGGCAAAAGGCGTCTCGCTCGCAGAAGACGACCGTTCGGAATCCGGTCCACCTTGCGGCAAGGGCAAAGCCCCCGATCCCGCTGAACAGGTCAATGTGTGTTCCTTGTTCATTCATGCCTTCCCCGACTCGGAAACTGCCAACAAAGGGCTG